CCAGCATCCAAAAGCTGTCGATACATTGTGTTTAGAGCTTCAAATATGTCGTAAAGCAAAAACCCCCAGCCCACATAAATAGCGCAGCTCTTAAGATCGTTCAAGAATCCCGTCTGTGTGTAAAGCTCCTCGCCTTTAATCTCTGCAACTTCACCATTCATCATCACTACGTCGAACTCATCATAGAGTCTCTGAATGTCAACAATGGTTTCGTCGTCTTCATGCCACGTTACAAGGTACGGCTCTTGGTATCCGTCGCCGTCAAGGTCTAGTGTACACTGCGACTCAATAAAGCAGAGATCCTCATCAACCTCCGTGTCCACATTGTCTGGCAGCGGCATATCAACCCAACCATTAGCCACAACCTTGGTGCGGTACTTGTTACGGGTTAGTTTAAATTTGTATGATTTACGGGGAGCTTCGGCAAATGAATCAGCACAATGGTCGTAAATTAAACAGTCGGCGGGAATAAAGTTATCCTTAATCTCTCCGCCTTCGTACCATTTCTTTTTGAAATACATGCCAACAGCGGGTAGATAGTTTAAAGCATGTGAGGTTTTCTCCTTCCATCCTTGAATCCCTGTGCTAAGCTGGTAGTTGATCGCACTCGCAACCCTTGCAGCCCTATCTTCCTTCTCCTGACTGTTTCGCCCTGTTACTGCGCAGTGGGCTATGCTTTTCTTGTTTATTACGTCTGGCACCGTACGGCTCCAGAAGTCAATGCAGCCCTGTGCCAGATAAGGCATCATAACCTTAGATGCACCAACAAAAGGAAACGTCTTGTCTCCCTCATCCCAATCCATTGAGGCTATCTTGATAACGTGAGGTAGCTTCTGCAACCAGTCATCCATTGACTCAAGGTCTAGATGATAGCCAGAGCAAACCTTGCTTCTTACATCCGATAGAATGTTCTCACGCTCGCAATACTCTACGAGGTCGTCAGAATCTAGAATTTCTTGGAGTTCAGATGGGAGACTTTCTTCGGCCATAACTTTTCCGGTGTGTTATGGCACATAATTATACTTCGGTTTCTACTTAGTTGCAACTTATCCTTATTTGTCGTACAGGCTGGCTATAAATTTAGGGAAAGCATCTGGCTTATCTAGAGTGGCAACCTTAACAGTAATGCCCCCTGAGTGGTATATCTCGACGCGCCATACATATCCATAGATATTAGATAGGCTTATGCTACAAATCACCTGCGCCTCTCATCAAATCAAGCTTGTTCTCGTAATACTTATTGTAATGCCTGTTCATAATCCTGCCTAGATGCTCATCGTCAGCACTAGACCGCTTCCACTCATCCCTCCAGACGTAGAGACGACCAAAGCGGCCTCGTTTGTACCATTGGCCGCAGTATTGAAATTCGGCGTCTTTAGGCATTCTAGCTCCATATATAAAATAAAAGGGAAATGATTGTGAATGAGTATGAAACAATCAACGCAAAACCAATGGCTGCAGCTTCCGTTTCGCTTACTGATTCTTCATCGACAACATAGCAAGCCGCAAGTATGGCGACCAGAGATAAAAAGCTTGATAATGCTATTTGTAGTGATAAGTCCATAATTTAATCCAAGATAAAACTAGAGAATAAACCACTCAGAGAGATTGTGTATCGTGGAAATCACCTATTGCCCTTAGAATGTTAGGAGAACTAAGAGAGTAGGGGAGATAAGCAATACAGCGGTTATGCCTATCTTAAGTTTGAGTATGCGCTCTTCGCTCATTTCTTTTTCTTCTTGAGTTTCTTTGTGAATCCATCGGTTGCGTAATACATCCGAACCTGACTACCCGTAAACTTCTTGCCAGAGGGGCTAACGTATTTGTTCTTTCCTACTTTTTTAAATGGCGCTAGTAACCTGTCCTGCTAGACCTGCCGTAGTCTGGTGTGTCTTCTTCCCAGTATTCCTCGGGCTCGGTCTGTGCTATCTCGTGAAATTTCATAACCAGGTAACGCATTGCGTCCATCAAGTGGTCATGCTCTTTTACTATTTTACCTTTTTCGTCACGTCTATACAGTCTGTACTCGCTGAGAGTGTTGAGAAGAGAGGAGAATACCTGGAGACGACCGCTAGCCATGCGCTGCCAGACTTCGTATATTCCCGCCTCAACTCGATTGTCTGCTTTAATTAGGTCTAAGCCCAACCCTGTGTAAATGTCGTAAAGGCTCTCACCGTCCTTCTGAGATCGCCCACGGGCTGCAGGATCAATCGCCCCTCGTATCCAGTCGCCCCGACTCTGGATGGCCTGAGCGTGAATAGGTGGCTCAACTTGTCCCATGTAATGCTCAGAGTATAAATACATAACATCCGAGTCAGGATCGATAGCGCCCCAAATACAAGCGGTACGGTTCCATCCAACGTCTAGCGCGTATCCCCTCGGAAAATAGTCGGGTATCTGGAAGGGATCACAAACAATCCTTGACTCCTCAATAGGGTAGATAGCGCCTGATCCTAGGCTAGGCGTACCCTTTGACCGAGCTTCTCTTAAGTGAGGGGGAGTTGAGTCTAAAAGCTCAGCCTGTGCCTTTTCGTCTAAATGGGGAACATCCTGCCATCCGCAGGTTACGAGATATTTACTAGGGGTTATTTCAGGCACTGGGGCGATACTCCTGCGGAAGGAATGACATAACCGTTTCGCTCATGCCAGACAATGGCGTGAAAGTGAGAAAAGCTAGACCGTCAGTGGTTGCTGTACGTATCAGGGCCTCACTGTAAACATCTAAAGGTGGCTCCTCATCGAACCAGACGCCGTGCAGGTTTACCCCTTGGAATATCTTCCGGCCCTGCTCATAGGCTCTGAAGAATAGCGTAGAGAATCCACCTTTCTTGTGGCGTATTTTGATGGACTCAACTGCCTGGGGTATCCCCGCCTTGTTGACCTTCTCGCCTAGTGCATCCCTAGGAATTAACCCTCCTCCCATATCATTGTAATCGCCTAAGAGGGTTTCTTGGAGAATGTCTTTAGTTGTCTGGGATGTATCACCGGCCACCATCCATCGAACCGGGCCATCAAATACTCTACCCTCCCACCAATCCGGATAATCTCCCGTTAGGTGGTATTCAGTCTCACAACCTCCAGCAATCGTTTTTCCTACGCGGTTGCCAGCCATGAAACAACGCTCCCGATACTCCGCGCCCGCCTCAAAAAACTCTAAGTGCTTAGGGTAAAGCTCCCGTCTTAACTCGCCTTCGTCGGGAAAGTAGGTATCGATTAGCCTTCCGTCAATGTGTCGTGCCTGAGCCCTCAGTAATTCCAAGAGCCTCACCTGCTCCTTCGCTGATAAGCTTTGTAATTTCTTTGAGTCGATCATCTTCGCTCATCTCAAATAGTGGGTTTTCAGGGTCTTGTGATAACTCAACGGCTTTAAGCTTCGGCATAATGAACTCGCCCACCTTTAGCCATGCGTCTATTGAATCCTTAAGGGTTTTCGATCTATTTTCCTCTGTTGACATTGCCTCGGCCTGAAGAAGTACAGCCATCTCTGCAGCTCTCATGATCGGGTCAAAGTCTTTCCCGTACATATCTTGAAGCCTGTTTAGGAGAAACTTTCTGTTCTTGTCTTTTGAGTTGTGAGGTCTTCCCATTTTCTTACGTCTTAAGTAATTGTTTTAGATTGACTAATTTTTGTACAACCTGATCATTTTTTAATCAATTTGATCATTTTTTGTACAGTTATTGTCATTAAATACAAAGCGATCTTTATCTCCATCATACTCGAACAAATAATACTCTTGGAGCATTTCCGAATCGTTATAATCTGGGTTTAGGAGATCAAACGGCTTTTTGCCTTTTATCGCTTTGCTTTTGGGGTACATGCTATCCATGAATTATCGCCTCTTAACGACTCGCCATGTTTGCGAATGATTCTGCATAACGCCTTACGATGTTTGCAGTCTTCGAGGTAGTTTTTTGACAGTTCCAGGGGGTTCTCTGTAAGAACATGAACTGAAAAACTATTGTGGTTTACTTCTGCTACGCTTAAGGCCATGTTTTCGCCCTCTAGTAGGTAAGTACACGCTTACGCTACCAAATAGCAAAAACAAAGTCAATTACTTTTTAAGCTTTGAAGCGGGGTTTTTATTGCCTTTACCGTAGGCATATGATACAGCTTTACGCTGCGGCATTTTCTTCATCTCTTTTTTTACTTTGTCTTTCACACTATTTCTCCATTGCTTTAACCTTGTCTAACTCCGGTCCGTATTTAGCCTCTAGCTCCTCACCTTTGTAGTAATCATTGAACTCTTGCCATTTTGGACCGGATAGACAGGACTTAGTATAACGCAAAATAGATAATCTTTCTATCTCTCTTCCCTTTATAAGGGCTTTTTGTCTGTCGCCTATGCCTAATTTGTAGCCGTCTTTGAGCCCTACCTCATGACCGTCTCGCTTTCCCTCGGCGTATTTAGAATCGAGGGAATCAAGGTATTCTGATTCTTTAATTATCTTAAACCCTAACACCTAACCCTCCAGCCGTCATTCACGCTAAACCACTCGCAACGCTCTGTAGTGCCGCCTAGTGGCTTTTTGTCTATGTAGTACACCTTTACATCGTTTAGCGTTCTACCGCTTACGCGGCCATCTCGCCAGTTCTCGGGCTTGTTTTCTTTGCCCTCTGGTAAAACTTGTATTTTGTCACCTACTTTCATTATTGCTCCGGATGGATAAATATCTAGTTAATAAATGTTTAAAGCCGCTTCAGTAAATAACCCTAACAACCACGGGACGTAGCCCGTGTTGGGGGTGTTATGTACCAATCCCGTTCAAATATTTAGCTATTGCGTGACCAAAAGCGGAATTGTCAAAATTGTTTTTCAGCTCACAAATAGATTGCTTGCCGCCATTTGGATGGTACGCACCAACAAACCTTGTACTATCGCAATATTCAAAAACCCACCCGTTGTCACGATATTCCTGCACCTTAGCGGTACATAACAACGGCATCAAAACCGCTCCTTCGTCGCTCGGACTCACTACATTCGCGTTGCTCATTTCGTTCTCCGTTTATGCCAAAGGTTATGTGTCACTTATCTGCCCGCACTCTTTAGCATACTGCTCTGCTTGAGCAACAATGCGTTTAATATCTTTTAATGACTTAGCCGCTTTTTTATCTTGGTTAAGTGCGATTTTTAAATCTTGAAAAAATACTTCTAATGAAAATCCCATAATTATTACCTCTCGTTAAATTAAAATCACATAACAACACGCGGCAACGGTAAGCCGCTGATTAGCAGGTTATATTTTTAACCGTCTGCTACACCCAAAAGAGGTAACATCATTTAAACAATCGCCAGTTTTAAGATTGAAGACTTTACACTCGGATATGTCTTCATCTGTATCAAGTGTTACTGTGGTTTTTGTAATTTCTCTTACGGCATACACTTCCTCAGAGTCTATACCCGCACAGTTAAAAATCATTGTCATTGTATCCATATTAATCTCCTTTAATAAAATATAAAAACCAGTTGCAACGGATAAACCGCTGCGCTTAGGGGTTATGTTTTCAGTTTAATGGGCTGCTTATGCCAACCGTTAATAGCCATCTGTAATCGAATCCTACCAATAAAGCCTATCTTTCTGTAGGGTCGGTAAATCCCACTATCTAAGTAAGGAATGTTTTCCGTCCAAAGTTCAATGCCGTTTTGATGTTTCAATGTATAAACTCCCTGAGTCCATAGCTCTGGCTCTGTTTTCAAGGAAAGAATAACTTGCTCTAGTGGTTTCAATTTAATTTCTCCCGTAATTTCACATAACAAATTAAAGCAGGCCGACCTCGTAAACTCGGCTGCTGTTTAAGGTGGTTAGCTGAATTCATTCTCTAGCATTACTGCTACACCTTGCGAAATGTCTTGAAATTTGTCTAATTCGCTTTCAGGTATAAATAATTTGTCAGACTCTTCTGCATAATCGCCTTGTATTGTGATTCGATCGCCAGCCCAACTCCCTACCAAATAGTGTTTTTTTGCATCACCTCCGCCTTTCCCGTTGCTGCTTGCGAGTAGGAGCCATAAAGCTGTTGAAGTGGGTTTTTCGTGTCCGCATTGCTCCATGAGTTTTAGTCCGTTGTTTATTCTGTGTCCATGAACGTATTCTTTTTTGTCAATGTTGTAGAGTTTGTGGAATTGTCCCATAACATTTCTCTCCGGTTAATTTATGCTTTTAGTTTAATGGTTTTAGGTAAGTTGGGTATAAGGGGAAATACTTAAATTTAAACTTCTCGCATAGTGCCATTTAGCCCCTTTTTCTACCCTAGAGCTATGAACTTTTACTTGGCCTGTCTAAATCTAATCGTTTATCAGCAGGTATTTTATCGAGTTCCAATTCTCGCCCTATCGCAATGGGTAGATTAACGCTGTTTATCCAGATAGCTGGCACTTCTGGAAGCCGGGGCTATGCGCTCCGATTAGATTTACTAAAGGTTTCTTTTACGTGATTGAACCTCATGTATTGAAAACTCACGAGGCGTGGGGGGAATCTGTATATTAAGCTGGCCTAATTGCACACCCTCGAAAGCAGGTGGTCTATGTGCGCGAATCGACCAAATTCTATAGGCAAGCCAAATATACAGACTCATAGAAGCGTTTTAGAAGGGATTATAAGTGTATTTTGGGTGATGCCAGTCAGTTACCCGCGCTGACCTACTCTGATGGTTATCAACTTAATGAATTACCGAGGGTCGAGGCCCGTCCATCAAATGCAATGACACCGCCTAAGATACACTCATAAAAAAGGGCTATCTAGTAAACAAGCCCAAGATGGAAGGGGCTGTTCAAGATAGGAATTTCACCCGCTTGAACTTGCTTACTGAATAACCCGATCTATCTATTAACACTTTCTAAAGGCGCTTCCACCACGCCAAATTAAATTATACTACTATAATATTGTCTTGTGCAACACCTTCTTATGTTTGATTGATTTAAGTCGTAATCTCTCGCTATTTCAGAAAATTTTTCTCCATTGGCGTGCCTCCTCCGTATCTCTCTAACTTGATCCTCGGAAAGTTTGCTTTTATCATTTCTTTTTTTGTCGAATCCTTTTTTGAATTGCGTTTCTTTGCTTATAACTAAGAGCCCAGTTCTTACTGCGTGCTTCATATTCTCGCTTCTTGTGCACCACTCTAGATTTTTTGCAGCGTTATTTTTTCTATCTCCGTCCTTGTGATTTACTTCCGGCTTTCCATCTGGGTTTTCTACAAAAGCCAAAGCCACAAGCCTGTGAACCATGAACATTTTGTTTTCGCCGTCCTTTCTAAGGCTTACCGATAAATATCTACCGCCTCCACCAAGGCACTTTTTTAAAAATATACCCCGTCTTTCGCTGTAAACCTCACCCTCTTTTGAAACGGAATAAAGTCCTTCATAACCAGGTATTTCTTTCATTTATCTATCACTCCACACGCCTAGGCGAACTATACCAAACCTTGAGGCAAAATAAAAGCCCCCGGATGAGCTTAATTGTAACTATATATGGACAATTTTTATTTATTTTTAGTATTGTCCATATATATGGATAGATAACTAGTCATTTTACTATAAATACCTAGTACTTGCGCGGTTGTAAGTTTATGTCATAAAAAAAACCCGAACCATTAGATTCGGGTCTCTTTTAAAGTTAGCGAGTTTATCCCATAACTGTTTAGTTCTTCCACGAGCCTAAACAGTCATATTGTAGCCTTTTTTCTAAGAAAATAAAAGCCCTCGAAGGCTTTTCTAGCTTCACTTTTCACTGTTGTCCTCCGTAAATTCATCAGCCCATTGTTCATCTTGCTCTGCAGGATACGTCTTATTATGCCTTCTCGTAGAATATACAGCGCCATCAATCTTTAATACCTCTGATCCTTGACGCCATTCAACTATGTGGCCCTCAATATCAAAAGTCCAAGTGTATCCATCTATTGAGATTGCTTTAACTGCCATCACCTCACCCTCAAGTAGTCATGATCATAAGTATGCAGGTCTTGCTCTATCATCCACTCCAGACGCCTCTCAGAAGCCGCTAGCTCGAATTGTTCCATAGCTAGATAGGTTGAAGCTATAAATTTGTTTTTCGCTGTGGCGATGTCTGATTCTCTGTGGCAGGATTTTAGGATTTGCTTTATGTCTAC